CTTCTTCATCTTCCAGTTAAGTACCTGAGTAGAAATAACTACTGGAACTTTATAACGCTGAGCCATACGCTTTAGCGAACGGGTGATGTTAGTGATTGCCTGTGGGGTGTTCTGCTCACCGCTCTGCTCGTCAATCATAAGGTAGGTACCGTCAATGAACACGATGTCTGGATGTAGAACTTGAATCTTGTTAGCAATACCAGAGACGGTAGAGCCGTTAGCAGAGTCCACTAACCAGAACTTCTTGCGCATGCTTTCTAATGATTTAAGCTTCTGCTTGTATCTTGCTTCGTCTTCTGCAGATAAAGTACCAGTTAATAAACGTGTGTGTGATACGCGTGAACGCATAGCATCGTAACGAGTCTGCTGTTCGTGGTTACTCATTTCAAATGACTGGAACATCACGCACTTATCCTGCATGTGAATGTTCTGTGCAACCTGCAAAGCAAGAGTTGACTTACCAGTCTTAGGTGGAGCAACAATAACAATTAGCTGACCATCTTGTAAGCCGTTAGTTGCTTGGTCCATAGTAGGGAAACCAGTAGGAACTCCAAGCATGCCTGGATTGTTCTTTCTAAACTCGTACTCATTGAAACGCTCTAGTGCGTTATCAGTAAGGTCTAAGTCGCTAGTCTTACTAAGACCGTCTTCTTCTAGCTTGGCTAGGTTACCTTGAATAACAAGTAAAGCCTTTTCATGGTCTTTTTCTTTTTCCAAAATATTGATGGTTTCATCCATCATATTAATGGTTGCAGCCTTACGTCGGTCTGAGATTACAGTGTCAATTAAATAATCAACGCTGTCATTTACTTCCAACAACTTATAGGCGGGGAAGTTACCCGAGATAACATCTAAGCTTGGGCACTCTGCATAGTTAAAGAAATGCTGTCGTGTAAATATCCATACACGCTTTACATCAGGGTCAACAAACCAACTGTCGTTAACGCCTCTATCAAATAGTGGGGCTAGGTTGCGGTCTGCAAGTACTTTACTTAGTAGCTTTGCTTCATTGTTCATAGTTCCTTAAATGTCCTTCCCCATCGACCGTATTGTAAGAGGCGCGAGTCTACATCAACAACGCCAACAACTTCAGGTCTATAGGGAAGTTCGTTGACCAAATGATTAACCGATTCGTATGCCGTAAAGTATCTAAAGGGATTGGTACCCATCTTGTCAAGTAGGTCCATAGCTTCAGATAAATTTTCTTCGTCTAAGTTGTAAGACACAAGTTCAAGCGTCACCCCTGCACGGGATGTATATAAATATAGATAGCTTAAAATATCGCGTCTAAACTTTTTATTTATTTTTACTGATGGGATTATTAAAAGCTTCCGCTTAACGGAAACTTCTACATCCATAATCAGGTCTGTTGTAACTAACAACCTTTTGGGGAGTTCGTTACTGATATCCCCGTGCTTCATTTAAAAGACTTCTATCTTACCGAAGCGAATTACAAAGTCACGGAAGTCTTCTTTAGATTGCTTAGCTTTAAACACGTCATCTTTAGTAGCTCGACTAGAGAACTCTAAAGGGTAGTTGTCTCCACCGTTAGATTTAACACGGGCTTGTACAAACTTAACATGCTTGCATGTGCTGCGACCTTTGTATCCTTGGCATGTGCAATAGAACTTGTTGTCGTCATCAACAGACACTTCAAAGATTCCTGGACCAGGGGTCTGGGATTGACTTAGAAATACTTGTACAAGTTTAGTATCCATTACCTTGCTCATTCTCGTAGGTCTCCTTTGTTAGTAACCATTTCATAATATAGGAATGCTTCCTTGGCAAAGCTTTCGGTAGCGTCTCCGTAAAGACTACTCCAATCGTCAAGCATGACGTTGGTGGTCACTATGGTTGGCAGTCCTTGGTTGAACCGTGTACGTAGTACGTGGTGCAACACGTTCTTCTGCCACCCGCTTAGGCTAGCGTGTTCCTTGCCTACATCATCTATCACTAGGACTCGGATGTTGTAGGAGTCATGCGCCTCGCCTAAGACACCATAGTAGAGGACCTCCTCCCAGTCTGTCGGGCTATCCATCATGCGACCTTGTAGGGCCAAGACGTCATTAAAGGTCATAAAGTAGCAGGGACGTATTAAAACCCCACCTTCCTCAACATCAAAAGCATCAATAGGGGAGTTAAGCATGATGGTCTGGATAATAGATGCAGCCACTGTTGACTTTCCACGACCAGGCTTTCCAGCTAACAACAATCCCTTACCGCAATACTTACTAGAAGAAGCACGGACGTTCTCACCTTTGTCAAAAACTTTAAGCCAGCTTTTAATATCTGCAATGTCATCTTTGTCAGTGTCTTTGCAATCATCTACTGTCCAACCTAGACGAGCCTTTGGTATGCCAGCAGCCTTAATCCATGAACGACGACGAACCTTCTGGTCTTCAAGTTTGTACATCACTCAACTCCTAACTGTGCACGACGCTTTGCTTTAACAGACTCTACACGTGATAGGTCTTCTGGCGCCAGTGCACGTTTTGCCTCTTCCAACATGGTGGGAGCATACTTTATAAATCCAAAGAAGAGAGCGTCTGGGCTTCGCTTATCTGTATCGTGCTTCTGACTGTCAATCCAACGGTCAAGAATTTCTTTTTCAATATCGCCAGTAGTATCAAAGTCTGCACGGAAATTTTTCATGGCACTAATAAACGCGGGACGTTGGTTGGTGGTGACCTCACTAATGTGCCACACAGTCTTAACCACTTCCGCAAAGTAATTAACTACATCCGTAGGGGTCCACTTCTCAACGGGACGTGAAGCCCTAATCTTCTGACGGTCAGTGTGCTTCTTCTGTTTAGCCTCTGTGCGTTCCTCAGCCTTGCGCTTACGGTCCTTTTCTATCTCTGCTGCTAAGTCATCTGGGTCTAGCCACATGTCGACTCCTTCGATAAATTCTTCTTGTTCTTTATGGGACGCACTTAGTGCGTCCCCTTGGTTAACTGAATATGCTTCTATGCTATTAGGATAATTAGCTAGATAGCTATTCTGTGATATAGAGGGACGGGTTTTCCGCAACGGTGCCGTTGCGGGTTTTCCGCCACGGTTCTTCCCATCCTTCATGTGTTTCTTGAGGATGTCAACACCCTTCTGGGTAATCTCCACAGTGGACCAAAAGTTCCCTTTGTCCGTTTTCCCTTTAATCAGGGCTATCAGGTCGTTAGAGCGCAGCTCTATCAAGCCTGAGGAAACATAGTCCTTACCCACCCCAAGAGCCTCTGAGAGGCCTTTGGAGCCTCCTGAAGCCCCCTGTGCGTACACGTGTAGGAGCAGCCCCAAAGCCTTAGGGCTTAGGTGTGTCTGTGTCATTACGGCTAAATTCCTCCTTGAAGGCACGGGCAAAGATGCGGGCTATTTCTTCGACCCCCGCGTAGAGATTTTCAAGACCTTCGTCGTCTTCTTCGTCTTCGTCTTCGTACTCTTCGTCATCTTCTTCTTCTTCACCGCTTTCTTCCTCCTCCGCGCCATCGTCTTCGTCCTCCTTTGCACTTTTAGTTACGCGCTCTTTTTCTGGGAAGTCAATCACCTCCGCTTTTTTAATATCAGCAGATGGGTTGATTGGGACTAGGCCGTCAGTAAGGTCAAAGCACTTAATATCAGCTTTCTTACATGCAACTAGAACGTCTAAAGAAGTATTATCTTCATCAGACCAGAGAAGAAAAGCAGTTGTCTTCTCTCCAATAATGATTTCAACAGCTTTGTTTATTGGGTCTGGGTCATTAATCATAGAGCCAGCGGGTAGGTTAGTTAGGTTAGCTCCTTCTGAAGCTACGTAAACAACCTCTTTGTTTTTTTCTTTTGCATACTGTGCAACAAAAACTTGTGACGGTGTTGGGTTACCAAAGATTGGCATAACAACAATGCCGTCTTCACCATTGGCATAGTAATGGTCTTCCATTAATGCCTCAATGTTTGCGCGACTTGTCGCACCGTTTCCTGCTACCAGTACATAGTACTTGTCCATGTGGACCTCCTTAGGTGGCCCACATACTACACCTATTCTTCGCGAGCGCTATTGATGACGGCAGGCTTGTAGGTGGCGACCCTTTCTACAAGGGCTAGTAAAGATGCCCCCAGGAATGCCCCCGCTATGGTGTAGAGGATGTAGCTCTTAGTAGTTGAAACTTCAACTAAATACACAGCTACTGCTGAGAATAAGATAGAGAACCCAGCATTTAATATTTGAATACCTATGAAGATACTAAGGACATCTAGCAAAGAACGTATGGCAGCTAGGAAGAACCCTGTAAAGCATCCGATAAGAAGTAGCTCAAGCATGAGCCTATCCTACTACGTATTTGGCTGTGCTAGGTATATGGCGTAGGTAGAGCCGCTGGTAACCCAGTCGTCCAAAGCACCTTTAACTAAACGAGATTGGATAGCTCTGCAGTTTTTGTAGTAGTGGCTACGAGCCTGGTTAGGGACATTACCTTCCCAGAACAGGTCAGAGCCAGGGATAATACGTCCATTAGTTCCGTCAAAATAATCTAGTACTAAACCAGAGTTCTCAAAAAGAGCTTCCTTAACCAAAACAGTTCTAGAAGACGCGTCTGCTGTCCAAGTTAAACTAACGGTTGCATAGGCTGCCGTAGCTGGGGCCAGGGCAGAGACGCTTGGACGCGAGTAGTCAGCGCTAGTAAATGTAATAGCCTGAGTGTTAGTAGACAGTAAAGTCTTTGATGAGTCGTACCATAAGATGTTTATAGAACCACTACCGCTAGTTTGAGTCCCACCCTTAACATACAAGCTAAATGTGTAGGCAGAAGTAGGATAAAAAATCTTCATATACTGAGTGTTGTTAGTAAAAGAGCGAAGAGTCACAACACCAGAGGCAGTTGATGTTAGTGTTGTAATATCCGCTGGTCGTGTAATAGTACCGTTTACAATAGACCAAGGTGCAAAGTTGCTACTTACGTTAAAAAGAACAGGGTTAACCAACTCATTGATTCGGTTAGCTTTAAGAGTGATGTGTGATTGACGAGCCTCATCAAAGTCAGTAACACTGCTAGCTTGTTCAAATTGGCAGTTGTCAAAATAGTGGCGCTCATTAGATGCCGCGTTAGCTACGTTAGAAACCGTAATAACAGGAACCGCGTAGTAAGACTCTTGAACAAGTTTTGTAGTAACAAGGAACCCAGAACCATTAGCGCTACCAATGTCTGTCTTATTTAAAGTAAAGACTGTTGTTGTATCCGCACCTTTACCACCGTTAATAACGGCAATAGAAATAACAGCTCCACCAAATATAGTTACGTTAACTCTTGGAAGAATCGTAGGTTGTTTTCCAGATACGTAGGTTAACGGCACGTTTGCATATGTTCCGTCTGTATATAAGGTTCCAGCTGTAGTGTTATATGGGTTAAAGGTAATGTTACATGGAGCTGAAGCAGACACTACCCCTCTTGCAGAGAATGAACCCGCAACGTTAGATACAGAGTTACCAGTAGTTGTAGACATAAAGGTACCAAGACGGTCGTACCAACTAATACCCACAGTAAAAGTTCTAGAGGTTACGCTAGCGGCTGAGTACGCGCTAAAGGTGTATTGGTCTCCAGATGTTATTGGAATGCCGTAAACAATAGGGTTAGATGTTCCACAACTAGCGGTCACTACTGCTGCAGTTGAACCAGCGTTACTTAATGATAGATAGCCTTTTTGCTTGTTTGGGTATAAGGCTGGAGCAGTAGGTTCATTACGAGCTGCTGGGTATGGGGTAACAGTTGGGTAGCTTTGAGTGTCTGGGTTAAATGCTGACACCAATGCAATATTAGGAGCCACAATATTTACGTCAATACCTGTTGGGTCTGAGCCTGTAATAGCAACAGGGGTAGCAGAATTAAACTTAGGAATTTTAAAACCACTTAATGTTACAGAATCTCCAACAGCATATCCATTAGCTCCAATATTTAAGTGAACGGTATTGGAGTTTACAAAGAAAGAGTTAACCGTGTAAGACTTAATCTGGCGTAAGGTACCGCTGTTGTCTGTAGATGCCCAACGTCCAATACCCTCTTCAAACGAGGAGTCGTTGTAGTCCAGCATTAAGTTGTGACTTGATGTAATACCCTCCACTACAGGGTTGATAGACCCTTCAATTGGAGAAGGGCATGCCCATCCAGTAAATGCTTTTACGTATTGTCTAACACCTTGTGAGGAACCTTTTTCTTTTGATAGCTGCACAGAGTCACGTACTAATACTCTTGAGTTTTGAAACCCAATCTCAGGTTCAAAGTTAATACCAAACTGATTTAACAACAAAGGAATAACAGTGTTAGACATCTGTTCAAAGTTAAATCTTTCAAATAGAGTTTCAACCGTGCCCTTAATGTAGTCAAATTGATAACCAAACAAAGATAAAAACTCTCTTAAATCACTGTTGTCGTAATTTGAAGACGCTACATAGGGAGTGGTTATCTTTGTAATTTCAGGCATTAAATCATATAGTCGGTTTCCGCCACCATAGTTAGGTACAGCAAACCCAATAACTTTACCCGCTAGAACCCAAGTGTCCTGTACAGTTTCGTTAACAAAAATAGAATAGTAGTAAAACTTTGGTTTTTGTAAATTTACAGTATCAACATATGAAACATCGTTATCTGATTTTTCAGTAGTAAATACGTTTATACCATCTGTTATGTTTACTGGAAATCCGTACGGGCTTCTCATCAGCTTTAGGGTGTCCCAGTCTCCGACTGGTTTTGCCCAATTAATTGTTATCTGCAGGTATCCAGAAGAGATAGCCGTTACTGGAGAAGCATCAAAAGTTAATGGGTTATCGCTACCATAGTAACTTAGGGGGAAACTAGGGGAGCTGTAGTAATCAAGACCGTAACGTGACATCCTATTCGATGCCTCCAGTTACCGTTAGGTCAAAGGTACCTAGTTGAGGAAGCTCATTAGTTGAGCAGATAATATCTCGAACGGTAAGAACTGTTACCTTTGCTAGTCCAGTTACAGCAGTAGTAAGTACGTTAGTAGCAATACATACGTAGCTAAATGTTGTTGGGGCTGTAGCCGTAATAACGTATGTGCCATTAAACGTATCATCAACGTTAGTGATAAGTACGGTCTGACCTACAGATAGGTTGTGAGTAGCGGACGTAGTTAGTGTGGCTACGTTACTTGTAAGTATCTTGTTATTAATAGAGAACGTTTGTTCTTCATCTCCTCGTACCATCTTAATCACAGAGGCTCTTGATACACCAGCCACTGCATTAGCAGAGCTTAGAACATCTTGTAGATTAATACGGTCGTTAAATGCCACGTTGTCAAAAGCAAACAACTCTTGAATAGCAGACTGAATGTCTGCTGTAACTTTAGCTTTAACATATTGCGGTAAGATAACACAGTCAAGTTTAAGTTGAGCAGGTACGTACTTAGGTGGTTGGAATGTCAACGTTGTGCCTGGAGGAGTCTTATCTGAGAAAAAGGTATAAACTTTCTCAACTAAGTTGTTAAAGACAGTTGATGCGGTCAAACCATCAGACTGAAGTCCAGAGTCTCCATAAGGAGCTAAGTAAATAGTAATGCTGCTATAAACTTCAGCAATAGAAATTGCTTTAGCCACTCCCTGTACTTGAACAGCAAGAGATGAATAATCAGCCAACGATACAGCACGGCTTAAAGCTCTGATACTTTGCGGAGCGTTTACTCTGATAGAGTCAGTTGTTTCTGGGTCCGCTCCACCAGATGCTGCTCCAGAAATCTCACCCACGTTTTGGTTCACAACAGTCAACCCAGTTACCTGGTTTGTAAGAATGAACTTAATAGTGTTAGCTGATACGTTTCCTTGAATTCCTCCGCCTACACGGTAGGTAGCAGTAATTTGAGCACCATTAGCTGGAATACGACCGCTGATTCCATCTCCAAACGTTACATATGTAACGTTATCAGCATCAGCTTCTGCAATAAATACTGGGTCAAATTCTTGGTAATCAATTAGGTAGGGAACTTGAGAGTAGTTAACTCCCGCAATAGTTAAGGATACGCTTCCGTTAATAACTGGGCTTTGAGCTAATTCAAATATTTGGTTAGGGGTACCGTTAGATACTCCAATAACTTCATTAGTAACTGTCTCACCTTGAGTTGCAGCTACAGTTGCTGAACCGTTTAATGCCCCAACTTTTGCTGGCACAGTTACAGCCACATCTGTTTCAAATATAACCTGAGTTCTTTGTCCGTTGTTTACTACGCTAGTAGCTACCTGAGTCTTTGCTGGTACTGTAATTGGGTCCGCAGTAGAGTTCTGAAATGTAAGAAGTACAGTTGCTGGAGTTGCTCCTGTAGGAACATACCCAAGAATTTTTGCAATATTAAGTACGCTGCTTTTCTGGCTAGCGGTAGACAAAAATGACTCATTAAGTGAACGGTCAATATAAAAGTTTAGCTCATCAGCAACATATGAAAACAGTTCAATCAGTGTCATACCAAAGTCTGAAGGGTCGCGGTTAGTCCACTGAGGCGCAAAGTTAGGGATAAGGTTGATTAAGTCTGCTCTTACAGCTTCGTAATCTCTAGATGTATAGTCTACTTGAGGCACAAAGTTATCAGCCATTTGTTGGTATCTCCCTTATAATTTCCCCTGCTCTTGTAAGCAAGTCTGTTTTTATGTTTAAATCTTGGATAATGCTGTCGCCACCCATATTATAAAATACTTCAAACTCTAACCCATTATCTGTAACAGTTGGGTTAACGCTAATTAATGTAAGGTATGGAAACCATGTAGTAAAACATCCTGAAACGGCATTTTCCACATTAGCAATTGCGTCATTTTCATTTTCAAAAGCCGCTCTATGAACATAAGAACCGTAGGTCGGTCTCATTACTCTTTCATCAAAGCTAGTCATTACAGCTAAAACTACTCTGTCTTGAATAATCTTTTTCAAGTCTGTTGTGTAAGAAATTTCTCCAGCACTATTAAAGGAGAAGGGCAGGGATATAGCGCGTTGTTCAGCCATCTAACTCAACTCCCATCCATACTGGATAATTAGGGTCTCCGCCTATAAACATAACCCATACTTTTTGACCAACTCTAGGTACAAGTCTATGGGGTGTATGCTCAGGAGTCTGGTTTGTCTCTTGGTCATCATTCCATTTTTCGTCTTTATCCTCGGCAGTTTCGTGCTCATGGTCAAGGCTAAGGCTGTTACCTGTGTGGTTATTAGTATGAGTTAAAGTCTGGGTAGCGCTGAAGGTATGAGTGTGGGAACCAAAGGTGCTTACCGTTGCTCCACCTGTAGTACCTGATACCGAAACTGAGTGGTCTCCATGAGCATTAAGCAGGGCAGCTACCTCAGCCGCCAAGTGCTTTTTATGGTCAGGGTGGTTAGAGTTAGCAATTACTGGAAGGCATGGTCTAGCCCACTCAGTAATCTCCTGCCCCATAACCTGGGGAACTTGAAGCTTGATACGGCTATCGTTTTCTGGGTCGTCAACGTCAGCGCAGATACCTTGATAGATACCGTAGAACTTTAACTCATCCATTAATTAGCTTTCTTTTGCAATCTTGTAGTAATCGTTTGAGGTCTTCTTTTCTCTACAAACGTCACCTTTTTAACAGGTGCTGTTGTTTTCCATAAAGAAGGGGCTCTAACACCAGCCACTGGTTTTGCTCTGTTTCCTATCTTACCAAAGCTTACCGTATTACGTTTATTTGATACAACGTTATTTTTTATTATTTTAGACTTTGGAACCACTTTAGTTTGTTTAATTCCAGGGTCAATTTTTCTTATCTTAGTTGATGGTGGCACTGATACCAAAGACCCGCCAAAACTTACAGCTTTACCTAAAGAGTCTGTACCTAGAGATAACTCAGTTACATAAGAAAATACGTTAGTTTCTGTTTCAATGAACTTATGCTGAGTACTAAGGATTACCCAGTAACCGCTGTAAGTAGAGCCAATGCCTTCTAGGTATACAGGCATGTTAGGTCGTAGGTCTGGTTCTCCAAGAGCAATAGCAGAAGCTCTATATGGAAAAGAGGCACGTAGGTCTGCCGCTTCGGCTTCATACGCAGCTATCTCAGCATTAGGAGCAACAATTGCTGTATTAAAACGGTCAAACATTTCAAATTGAGTTATAGCTTTTGTTTTAGCAGGTCGCTTTTGTTTAGTAATAGATATTGGAGACTTTGCTAGTCTGTCCACTCCCTGCACTGCATGAGCAGCCTTCATGTCGTCCCCATCAAATGATATTGACTCACTAATAATGGGTTTGAAGCTGTACAGGTTAGACCCATCAGTGCTGCTTTCGTCTCTCATTACAAGTGTAGAAGCTTCACTTCTATAGTTTTTAAAGTCTTCCATCATAGGTTCAAAGTAAATCTCTGTGTTTTGGGTTCTAATTGTGTAACCAATTTGTTTAGCTAGTCGTACCAACATCTGCCAATCGGTACTTCCAGTGTGTGAAATTTGTTCAAAAACACGTGGGTGAGGCACCCCGTAATAAGTAAGCCCGTGCTTTGAAGCAAGGTCTCTAACCACCTGGTCAGCTGTGTGGTCCCTATAAACTTTTTGAGAAGCTTGCTTTAAAGGAAAAGAACCACCAATTAAAACAACTTCTGTAAATGCAGTTCCAGGAGTTCTATTAGGTTCAATGTGATGAATGTACCCGTAAAAATTTCTTCTAGAGGTTGCTCCCTTAATGCTAACAGATACGGGTGACCCTGGTTTTACAACGTCGTAGTCAACATCCCAATCTCTAAACATGATGCTCATCATTTCATGCTCATAGTTTTTTTGATACAAAGTAGCGCTGTATACTCTTTTAGGAAAATCTACAGAGTCTTCAAAGTTAACTGAGATATAACTAAACACTAGGAATCCTAAGTATTGTTCCAGTTGGAATGTTTGTAAAGTCTTTTATCTCTGGATTAAACTCAGCAATTACCCACCAAAACGATGGAGTTTTGTAGTACTTATAAGCTAGGGTATCTAACCTTTCACCGTCCAAATAATAATGTGAAGCGTATGTAACTACGCCTAAGTCAGTCATTGTGTAAAAAACAGTTGGGTTCTCATCCCCGTTTTCTTTTGTTGAAAAGAAATCAATAAGAGAGTACTCGTACCTAGAACCTGAATAAATAGTCACAACGCCTCCTAGATAATTGTAGAACCAGCAAAACAGTCAACACTAAAGCTAACTGAGGTACGGATAGGAATCATTTCTTCTGTAAACATCGTATGGCTAATAGACAGGTTTGTAATCCAACCAACATAAGAAAGCGCTGTCTTTGCGTTTTCTCCAAATCTAAAAGCTAATAAAGTTGGAGACAAGAATCCAATATCCGCGGTCTCTTTACCTAAAAGAGTTTTCCACGAACCCGCGTTTGTACCTGTTCCATTAATACATTTAAATAGGTATTCTAAATCAGCCATAGTTCCATATGTATGTAGGTCATAAAGCTTTTTAACCTTAGACTCTGTTGCTGAACCTTCAACATCTAATCCGTATTTATACTGTTTTAATAGTTCTTTGCTGTAAGTTGGGTAAGCAACTCTAGAGCCTTTTTCAGCTCCACCATTAGCAGCACGATTAAACAACGCAAAATCATTAACTCTATCTAAAATAATAGTAAAAGATAAAGACTCTTGTCCAGGAAACGCTCCAGCCACACCGCGTAAACGGTCAGCATTAGATGGAGTTACATCCATGTTTCGAGCAACAGATACTTGAATCTGGTCTGGATTCCATAAGAATTGAAAACCATATTTACCGTATGCATTTTCAGGAATCTTGTCTTTATCTTTTGAGCCAAGTTTAGCGACTTTATCTTCGGAGTATTTCTCCTCAACAGCGTCGCCAGCATTCTGCACGTTACCAGAACTGTCCACACTAGATACGCCTGCACCAGTGTCGTAAAACCAAATAGCTCCTCTGCGGTATCTATGCATGCTAGCTAAGTCTTGACTAAAAACGGTTTCGTAACCAACTACCTCTACAGCTCTTACTGGAAGGCTTGCAGCGCAAGGCGGTAAGTTCCAATTAGTATCTAGGTCAGGACGAGACTTGCGATTTCTCGCAGTTATAGTTGAGCCTCTTGTATTTTTGTTTTTTGGTGGGTCCTGTTTTATTTTAGTTACAGGGTCTTTTATGGTTGTGTTTCCTCTAGGTTGCGCAGGCCCAGCTGGGGACGGGTTAGTGTTAATACCAGGGTTTTGACCAAAGCGTTGGTAGCCTCTACCAACGCTTGCACCAACATTAGGTGGCTTTGGTGCTACAGCAGAAGTTTTTTTATTTGGAGTCGGTCTTTTAAATAGTCCAGCCATTAGAATTTAGCCGCCTTTGAAATAGTATCTTGACTTGATAAAGCTGCCTTCAGAGCTGCAGCAGTATCGTTAGGGTTAGTACTTCCATCAATCTTAATTTGAACTCCCCCATAGTTATAGGTGTGACCAGTAGACGCGCTTGAGCTCTTATTGAACTCTCCCATATTTTTTGTTAAATCAGCTAGCAAAGTTTTTGTACTTTCTTTTTCTCTTTCCATCAAAGAGCGCAAAGTTACTCTTCCGCTGCTTTCGCTGTTTCCGTTATTAAACACTGTTGAGCTACTACCAGGTTTAAAGTCAACATCATACTTAGAGCTAGAGCCTGCAAACTTGTAGTTACTATTTTTTCCTTCTCCATGTACCCAAGCAGATTTATTTACTGCAGCAAGGATTGCATCTTTATCGGCACCCTTGCGAAGTGCTTCAACAATTGCAGAGTAACCACGTTCATCTGCCCTGTTTCCTGTAAGAGTTTTTACAGCAGCGTCAATACCTTGGTCCCAGTTTTGATATCTTTGAACAAGTTTATTCTTCTCGCTCATAGGGCCAGAGCCTGGGAGTTTCAAACTTGTATTTAATGGATTAAATCTAGCTCCGTGGTTTCCGTTGTTTGAAAAGTGTCCACCCTCAAATCTAGCCCAGGTCTTTAGAGCATCAATAGAGTCTTGTTTTTCTGGGGCACCCAAAGCTCTTAGCATTGCTTTAGCCCAATCTTCTGGGCTAGATTTATCCCCTAGTCCATATCCCCCAGCTTTTACGCCACCGCCACCAGCACGGAACGGGTAGTTTGCTAGCTCGTGGTTAGGAACAATCTTTCCGTCAGTCTTAGGAACAAAGAGCTCAGGTCCACGCTCACCTACAATGTACGGAGACTTTCCTGCTACGGGTCCACCCTCGGCTTTAAACAATCCTCCAAGAGCACTGACAACTCCAGCTGGGCCAGCAAATGCAAAGTTTCCAGCACTTGCAATAGTGTCTGCAAATCCTTTAAAGAGCCCGCTTAGCTTTAGTACTCCAGTAATTCTATCAAAAAGATTTACAATTCCAGTTATAGTTTTAATAACATTGTTAGCTTGAGTAAACCCAGCAGCGTTAGCATCAGCTGTTTGACCAAGCGTTTTAGATGCTTCTGCAGTTCTATTAGACAAAGATGATACAGCGGCAGTAGTAGCACCAGCTTGTTCAGCTGCTCGTTTACCTTCCGCACCGCTCTTGATGGCTCCGCCACCAGTACGAGCTTTAAAGATAAGACCATCCTCTACTTGCTTACGAAGTAGTGGGTCATTGCCAAAGTACTGGTCAAGCATAGAAGCAAGAGCATTACCAGGCTGTAAAGAGATACGAACATCTTCTACGCTAAGGGCAGCTCCACCAATTTTTTCACGGTTAAGCTTGCGCCAAATCTCATCAATGATTTGTGGCATAGGTTTCATAGAACCATCTTCACCACGAATCTTGATACCAATACCGCGAAGCATGTTAACGTTACGCGCTTGCTGCATAGCTCCGTAGGCACGTGTGGAACCTTCAAGTCCAATACCAGGAGTAAGGTTAGACATAGCAGCATTGCCCATCATCATCTGTTGCATGTTAGGTCCAGACAAACCGTACTGAGCTGCTGTAGCGTAAGCATTAACCGCATCAAATTTATTAGTTGCAGTTCCACCAGCCATCAGTTGCTCTGCAGCAATACGTGCGCCAGCTCTTCCTGGGTCACCCTTACCTATACCAAGGCGACTAAAGATACTTCCACTACCAGCAGTTGCGTTAGGAGCTTGCTGGTAAAAAACCATACGACTAAGAG